CAAGAAGCACCTTAAAGGCGGTGAGTCCACCCTGGACGCCGACAAGTACATCACCATCTTTGACACCCAGAACGGCGGGTATCGTGCAATCAACCGCGAGACCATCCAGTCGGTCCGCATTGATGGCGTGGAGTTCGTATGAGAATAGACCATCCGATTCAAGGACATCTGTACGGCGTCAGCTTGAATGAGTTGAGGGAACAGATTGTGGACATTATCGAGTCGCCCGAATTTCAGCAATGGAAATTGAAGCGCCAGAACGAAGAGCCGTGTCCCTACCTGGGCCTGGACGACGTGGAGGAGCTATGAAACTAAAGTCCTACTTTGACCTGGACGACTTCAACAACGAGTTGCCAGAATGAGAGCGATCCCTGGAGTAATGCTTTTTACTACACTGGCCCTTTTTGCGTTCAAACTGGGCCGGTTTGTTCCAATCGTGATCGTCATCGGTTGCGTGTTGGACGAAGTAGTATAAAAGTACTCAACCTAAATGAGAATCATTCTCATTTGTGCAGGGTTTGCAGGATGTGCGGGTATATCTATTCTTTTTATTTTTTTTTCACACGCGATTAAAAAAAATAAATAAAGTAAACATACCCTGCCAACCCTGCACACCCTGCACAAATGAGAATGATTCTCAACTAACGAAAGCACTAATTTTATGGCCCTGACCGCACAACAAGAGATCGCACTGGCACAGCGTGCCCAAGCGGGCGACGAGGAGGCCCTAGAATCGTTTTTTGAGGCCAACCGGGGCCTAGCCCTGTACGTGGTCCAAAAAATGCCCCAGTGGGCCGTAGAATCGTCCCTGACGCGGGATGACCTGATCCAGGAGGCCCTGATCGCCCTGGTTCACGCGATCCAGACGTGGAGGCCGCGCAAGCGGTTTGCCACGTACGCCAGGACGGTGATCGCCGGCCGGGTGCGGCGTGCGGTGGAGAACAACAGCCAGACTATCAGGGTGCCGGTGCCGATACAGCAGGACATCAGGCGGGTGAAGGCCACCCAGAACCGACTGCACCAGAGCCTGGGGCGGGAGGCGACGATCCAGGAGGTGGCGGACATACTGGATAAATCCCCAGCGTGGGTCCGGGACCGACTGGTGGTTAGCCAGCGCCAACCGATCAGTCTGGACGCGTATAAGCGGGATAATTTATCCGAAGATGGGGCAGACCATGAATAGCAAATTGAATGAGAAAAACGACATGAGCAACGAACGTGTCGCTGAAACAGCAAAACAGCGACATGACTGGATTGGACTGACCGAGGATGAGATAGAAGCAGAGGCCGACGAGGCAACGGACTACTACACGTTCAAGGCGGCGGTGAGGTGGGCAGAGCAACGACTGAAGGAGCGCAACACATGAGTGATTTTTACGACATCCAAAAACCAATCGCAACCGGCGTCACGAGCCCCTGGCAGTGGCTGACCAAGGAGGAGATCGCCGAGACTGCAAAGTGGGCGGACAAGAATGGCCACGGGGAGTGGTATCTTGAGTTTGCGCGCGCAATTCAGCGCAAGGTGAAGGATAAGAACCAATGAGCGTCGAGGCCGTCAAAGAAGCACTTAGGCATGGGCCCATGTCGTCGTTAGAGTTAGCGCAGATGTTGGGCCGAAGCCAGGTTTTTGTCCGAAAGCGTTTGCGCATATTGAGAGATAAAAAGATTGTATACATCTCTGTATACGAAAGGGCGCCAGAGGGTAAGGCGGGGCCTTTTGTGCCATACTACAGTCTGGGGCGGAAGGCCGACGTGCCAAGGCCAAAGCCGATCACGAAGACAGAGATGCACGCACGTAATTGGAGGCGCTACAAGGCGCTCATACAGGCGCGGCGTAGGCCGCACATCCGAGAGAGCATGGGCCCGTGGGCCGGACTGGGGGTAAGAGAATGAAACGAGCATTGGGGGTTACACTTTTAACATTATCCATGTATGCGCCGGTGCATGCGGAATTCATGACGGGCCGCACCCTGCTGGCCAGGATGAACGGGGACGCGACCGATAGGGCCAACGCGGTGGGGTACATCATAGGCGTGGCGGACAGCATGATGGGCACGTATAGTTGCCCGCCCCACGGGCTCACGTCCGGGCAGTTGGCCAACGAGGTTCGCAAGGTGTTGATCGACAACCCGGACAAGCTGATGGCGAGCGCGGACGTGTTCGTGCAGTCGGTCATGCTACAATGGCCGTGTTCAAAGAAGGGGATGACATGAAACGAGAAGAGATCGAACAGATAGCGAAGATGGCCGGGGCCCTGCTGGTGTACAACCCGCACGGGGGGCCCATCATGGCCGACAACCTGGACCTGATCAAGTATACGGCCTACCTGGAGGGGTGCCTGCGCCTGGACATCATTAGCGAGATCTTGGAGTTGGGCGAGCACGCCACCCTGGACGACATTCTGGTACACATATCAAGGGGCAAAACATGAGCGGACACCTGATCTTATTGACCGGGGCCATTTACACGTACGTGGCCGTTGACCAGGGCCTGAAGGGCAACATGGGGATGCTAATAGCCTATGCAGGGTACGCGTTCTCTAACATTGGCCTGTACCTGATGGTGACGAAGTGAAGCTCGAGATCGACGACGAGCTGGTGTCTAAGATCGTGGCCAAGGAGCTATTGGATAGCTACAAATACCTGAAGAAGGGCAAGCACAAGCCGCCCCTCTTTAGCTTTGACCCCGTAGAGGAGAAGCGGCTAATCGCCGAAGAGATGGCCGCACTTCGGTTAATACTAAAGACTTATAACGTGGAGGTGTAAAATGATCAGTGAAGTTGACATCCGTGACTGGGATACGCTCAGGATTGAGCTGGTCAAGGAGAATGAAGACGGGAGCGCGGACTACACGCTACACGTCGGCCCAAAGTGCAATAACTATCTAATGTCGTATGCTTTCGTCTCAGTACTTAAACAAGTTATCGCAGAGGGTAAGACCCTCACACCGCCGGATGAACAGCCAGGAGCGTGAGCAGTGGCAGAGGGCGCGTGCCTGGTTGCCGGCCGAGCACGCGGCCCAGTGGACCGAGCAGGTCCGCGAGGTGTGGTTGCGCATGAGGAAGGCACACAGGGTCTGGCAGATGACCAAGACGCCACCCAGCGACGCCAGGGGGTCCATCAGGGAAAACGGACAGCGATCGCTGACGTGGATACCCAACGACGAGTACATGCGGTACCAGATCGCTAAAGAGGAGTGGCTACTCGTTGAGCCCGCTTACATCAACGAAAACAGGGCCCGCAAGGGCGAGGAGGACGACGAATGATTGTAGACGTGCGATTCATAAACATGGGCGAGCTCGTGGTGTTGCAGGTACTTGACACAACGCCACGCTCACTGATGGGAGAAGACTCGAACTGGCGGGATGCCAGGGTAAGCGACCTCCTTGAAGTGAGTGCTTACTTTAATTCACGGATGAACCAACGGGTTATGATACTCGAGCAACGCATCGATGAACTAACTGATCATGTGTGGGGTGAAGATTGAGAACAATTTTCTTTGGCGTGTACGCGCTTGGCGCGTTGCTGAGTGCGCTGTGTATGCTGTTCCTGGACCCCGCGGTGGCCATCGCGATCGTCATGGTGACGCCGTTGGTGGCCATGTGGGCCGCGGAGCATTTTGGCATGATTCAATTCCACCACATCGACATTGATGAGGAAGCGGAGCTAATGGCCAACAGCTTGTTGGCCAGGGCCGCGCGTGACGGGCTGACCGATAAGCAGGCGCTCGACAAATACGGGCAGGCGTTGATCAACGAGGTGGACAACCACATTGGCCACACAGAGGCGCAACTGGCCAAAATGAAGCTCAACCGCAACGAGATGATCCGCATGATGCAGGAGGACGAGTGATGAACAAAGGCGGACCAGCGTTTCCTGGCACTCAATACGCAAATGGAGTGCAACCAACAGGTTTCAGTCAAGGAATGACCCTGCGCGACTACTTTGCGGCGAAGGCGATGCAGGCAATCCTTGCTAGAAATGACAGTAGGTTCACAACCACGCTTGAATTTGTGGGTGGTAAGGCGTACCAGTATGCAGACGCCATGCTGAAAGCGAGGGAACAATGAAGGTCGACCTACTCGAGCAGATAGACGGCTACCCGCCCAACACGTACTGGATAACGTTTGACTCTATGCGCCACGCCGCGGATGTGGTAGGATGCTCCGCGCGACACCTTGGCCAGCAGTTGGCAGGGCAACGCGAGTTCACGAAAACTGAGATCGGAAAAGTAATCCAAATAAGAGAGCACCATGAAGAAACCAACAGTCCTACCAGTACAGTTCGAGTCAATCCCGATTGGCCTAAAGAAGATACCCCGCTGGGTGTTGTGGCGGTTAGTCGAGGTTGGGGAAGGGTCGAACAGGCGATGGTCAAAATTGCCTTTGCAGTCAAATGGATCCGCGGCAAGTTCAACAAACCCAGAGACGTGGTGTGACTTTCTCCACGCTCAGGAGGCTTATGAGGTGGGTCGGTATGATGGTGTTGGCTTTGTATTTGATGGCAGTGATGGCATCGTTGGGGTCGACCTGGACGACTGCATTGACCCATCGGTGGGCATCGATTCTCTTGCCCCAGAGGCGCGCAAGATACTCGAGGGCGTCAAGGGCTACGCAGAGATCAGCCCGTCTGGCACCGGACTAAAGATATTCACCCGCGCGGACATCAGCGCGGCACACGTTAACCACGACATCGGCCTGGAGGTCTACCCCCGCGGCCGTTACTTCACCGTTACGGGGCACGTGATCGGCGGCGCGATACCGGACGAGGAGCAGAACCTAGTCGACATCGTGCCAGAGCGCCAGAGCTATCGCTCGGGTGACGACTTCGCGGACTATAGCCCGCCGCTCGAGGGGTGGGACCTTGCACGCGTTGAGACCGACCTGCTGGCACACCTGGAGCCCGACTGTGGCTACGCAGACTGGTTGCAGGTGGGCATGGCCCTACAGCACCAGTTCGCGGGCGACTACGAGGCGCAGGAGCTGTGGGACCGGTGGTCCTACCAGGATGGGAAGTGCGCGTCTTACGTTGAGGGCGAGTGTGCGCGCAAGTGGAACAGCTTCAGCGGCACGAGCGGGACCACCCTGCGCACGCTGGTGTTCAAGGTCAACCGCATGAAGGAGGCCGAGGTCATCGCCAACGGCGAGAAGGTGCTCACGGGCGGGCCGTTGAACCACGCACGGGAGTTCCTGGCCGGCACGTTCGCGTGTGAGGAGGGCACCACGCTGTCGACATACGGCGGCGACATGTTCCAGTTTAGGGGCACGCACTACGAAGACATCGAGGAGGCCACTGTGCGCTCGATGCTGTACACGTTCCTGGACAAGTGCAAGAAGTACGACAAGAAGATGAACCTGATTCCGTTTAACCCAGGCCCGTCAGTGGTGTCCGGGGTGCTGGACGCGGTGCAGGCCCTCACGCACCTGCCTAATAAGGCCAACACGCGCCCGCCGGTGTGGTTGGATGGGTACGGGTCCGACAAGCCCGACCCGGCCAAGCTGGTGTCGTTGCAGAACGGGATATTCCACACTGAGCAGAACGTGCTGATCCCCCACAGCCTGGGGTTCTTCACGCTCAACAGCTTGCCGTTTGAGTACGACCCGCTGGCAGAGTGCCCGACCTGGGAGGCGTTCCTGCGCGACCTGTGGAGCGATGACCCGGAGAGTATCGAGTGCTTGCAGGAGATGTTTGGGTACATCCTGAGCGGTGACTCGAGTCAGCAGAAGTTCTTTAACATCATCGGCCCGCGCCGTTCAGGCAAGGGGACCATCAACAAGGTGCTGGTGAGCCTGCTGGGCCAGCACAACACAGTGGCGCCACAGCTGGAAGAGCTATGCGATACCTTTGGCCTTCAGCCATGGCTTGGGAAACTCTTAGCGAGCTTTACGGATGCCCGTGCACCGGAGCGCAACAGGGGTGCTGTCGTGAGCCAGTTACTGCGAATTGTTGGCGGCGATACGGTGACAGTCAATCGGAAGAACAAAGAAGCCTGGAGCGGCTATTTGCCGACGCGTATCGTGATCTACTCGAACGAGGCCTTGCAGTTGACGGAAAACTCCAACGCTTTGACGGGCCGAATGATTGTTCTCAAAATGAGCAATAGTTTTTACGGCCGCGAGGACGTGTCGTTGTCTGACAAGTTGGCCAAGGAGTTGCCGGGTATTTTCAACTGGGCGATCGAGGGACAACAGCGCCGCATGGCGCGCGAGGGTCAGCGGTTCCAACAACCCAAGACGGGCCGCGAGTTGCTCGAGTTGATGGAAGAGTTGAGTAACCCGATCGGTTCGTTCGTGCAGGACGCGCTGGTGTACGACCCCATTGGGCACGTTAACAAGGACGACGTGTTCACGTGCTGGAAGAAGTGGGCGCTGGCCAAGAACATCCCACCAGGGACCGACCTGGCGTTCAAGCGCAGGTTCCTGGCGGCGACGCAGGACCACCGTGTCGTGGCCGATCGTATCCGCATCGACGGCGAACAGCACAACGTGTACCGCGGCGTGGTGCTCAACGTCAAGGCGCGCAAGTACGTGGACAGCATCAGCAACTTTGAACGTGACGAGATATTCGCATGACTAGAGATGACATCATCCGCATGGCGCGGGAGGCTGGGTTTGAACGAGTGTACTTGGCAGAGGAGGCCGCGCTTTCTTTGTTGTTGCCGCTTGAACGATTTGCCGCAAAGGTCGCCGCCGCAGAGCGTGATGCGTGTGCGAAGGTCGCGCAGTCATTTGATCCGCACATGCACTGGAGCAACTACGGCCGGGTCATCGCCAACAAGATCAGAGAGCGGGGGCAATAATGACCAAACGCTACCAGTACTATTCGGTCGACGTGGGGTTCTTCCCGCTGCCGGTCGCGATGTGCTTCAACGCCAAGGTCTTCAAGCAGATCTTGAAGGACTACAACGTCAAGGTCCACGAGGACCCCCAGGCGTTCGAGCTGGGCATGGCCGAGACGCACTCGTTCTCGACGGCCAAGGAGTCGGTCGTCATCGTGGGCTTTGACCTCAAGGCCATCGGCAACAACCCCGCTTGTCTGGCGGGCACCATCGCACACGAGGCCTCGCACGTCATCACGCGCCTGCTGGAGCACATCGGCGAGAACGTGGAAGACTTTGGCGAAGAGACGCGCGCGTACCTCATGCAACACCTCGTCGAGCAGATGTTCACCGGGTGCATACTGGAGATGGAAAAGAATGACAAGAGAGAAGGACGTCGAGCAAAGACTCGTCAAAAAGATAAAGGCGAGGGGAGGGTTGTGTCTGAAGTGGACAAGCCCGGGAACGACGGGGGTGCCGGACCGGCTGGTGTTCTTCCAGGGTCAGGTGATACCGGTGGAGCTAAAATCCCCGACGGGTTCACTGTCTCCACGTCAGACCTTAGTGATCTCGCAAATACATACGTGTGGCGTGAAGACGTGGGTGCTTTCGTCGTTCGAGGAAGTTGACGAGTTCGTCGACAGTTTATGAATCCAGAAAACAACCTGAAGAAGCGCAAGCACATGTACAACATGTTGTACCGGGCAAAGAAGCGAGCCAAGGCAAAGGACATCCCCTGCGACGTGGACCTCGAGTACCTGTGCTCCATCGCCCCCGACATCTGCCCGGTGTTTGGCACGGCGTTGCTATGGGATACCAAATCAAAAACGAAACAGGGCTCGCCCCAGCACGCGTCCCCCAGCCTGGACCGCATCGACCCCGAGAAGGGCTACGTCAGGGGCAACGTGGCTATCATCAGCAACAAGGCCAACATGATTAAGTCCAACGCCAAGCTACGAGAGCTGTACGCGGTGGCGGACTGGTTACACGACAGATTGAAAGAGATAGAAAAATATGGAAGTCTTCGACCCCCCTCCATTTTCGACCCTGCAAATACCTACATCCAGCGCCCAACTAATCCTCGGATTGATACAAGCGCGTCAGCGCGCAAGCGCGGAGGCTACTGATGTTATCCCCCGACAACCTACACGCGTACCAGCGGCGCCTGATCGAGCAGAGCAGGACAACGCCCAACATGGGCCTGCTGATGGAGATGGGCCTGGGCAAGACAATCACGGCGCTGACGATCATCAGCGAGCTACCGGGCAAGACGCTGATCATCGGACCCAAGGCGGTGGTGACTAACGTATGGCAACAGGAGGCAGCAAATTGGACACATACCCAAAAACTAAAATTCGCGCTGGTGGTCGGATCACCCCAGGACCGCTTGAACGCGCTCCGGTCGAACGCGGATGTGTATTTAATCAACTGCGAGAACGTCTCGTGGCTATTCGATCAGAAATTGATTCCATCCTGGAGCAACTTGGTGATCGACGAATCGTCCAGATTCAAGAACCCCTCTTCAAAGAGGTGGAAGTCACTGAAGGCGTTCCTGCCGAGGTTCAAGCATCGTTTGATTTTGACGGGCACACCTACGCCAAAGTCATACCTGGACCTATGGCCCCAGGTCGGTATCTTGGACCTGGGACAACGGCTCGGGAGATCGATGAGTTCTTACAAAGAGAAATTCTTCGATCCGGACGCGAGGGATCGTCGCACGGGGCTAGTATGGAGCTGGAAATTGAAGCCCGGCGCCAAAGAACAGATAGACGCACTGATCGGTGACATCTGCGTGTCCCTTCGAGCGGACGACTACCTGACCATGCCCGCCAGACAGGACGTCTACCACACGATCCAGTGGGAGCCCAAGGCCCGCTTGGTTTACAACCGCATGAAGAAGGACATGGTGGCCGAGGTCGAAGAAGACACGCTCACCGCGGCCTCTGCAGGGGTCCTAACGGGCAAGCTGTTACAGCTTACCGCGGGCACCATTTACAACGAGCAGAAGTCGACGGTGCACGTGCACGACGGCAAGCTGGACTACCTCGAGGACATGCTGGGCGACAGCCCGACGATCGTGTTCTACAACTTCAAGCATTCACTGGCCCGGTTGCAGGAACGATTCCCCGACGCGGTGCTGTTGAACCCAGACGACCAGGACACCATCGCGCGCTGGCGCAAGGGTGAGATCGACGTGCTACTGTGCCACCCCAAGAGCGTGGGCATCGGGCTGAACCTACAGTGCAACGCGGGGGACACGGCGCAGATCGTGTGGTTCGACCTGCCGTGGAGTAGTGAGGATTACCTGCAGGCCAACGCACGCCTGTTCCGCCAGGGTCAGGAGAAGCCGGTGTTCGTGCACCACCTGCAAATGATCAACAGCATCGACAAGCAGGTGGTCGACGTGCTACAGGGCAAGATAGATTTACAGGCGGCATTGATGGAGGCAATTAAACTTTGAAACACGTGGTAAACGCGACGATCCGGCGCCTGTCTGACGAGGAGCCCGATCCAATTGAAAGCGACGACGCAAGCGTCGAGCCCAGCTCACTGACGGGCTGGTCATCGTGGGGCCCGGAGACGATCCGAGACATACAGCACGTCATCGAGAACAAATTAACGCAACAGCAACGGGAGATAGTCGAGGCGATGCTGTCGGGGTATACACACAAGGACCTCGCCGTCACCGAGAAGTATTGGCGCCACCATCTGGGGCAGTCGATTAAACGAATCAGGAAGGAGCTAAAGGTATGAGGGGCTTTATTGTCGAGTACGCCGTCGAGGGGTTCCCCCACGTCGACGTGCAGGTTGACGCAAAGGATCCCGTGTTTGACAAGAACAAAGAGGTCTTGTCGATCTGGGAGTTTGAGAACGCAGACGAATGTGACGCCATCCTGGCGGACCTGCGTAGTTTTAGAGACCAACAACGAAAGGGTAAGGCATGAACGACGCACAGAAACTCCAGCAGGCGCTGGGGGTCCAGAGTAAAGAAAAGCGAATCCAGGAGATGGCAGGGGCGGTTACCCGCCTAGTGATTAACGAGGCCATTAAGGAGGCCAAGGAGCGGGCCAAGGTTAGAGATGCAACTTTATCGCCCGCCAAGGACGAATCTGGCCCGAAAAGTGGATAATTCTACTAGAGAGCCCTATTAGCATGACGGTCGTGCAGACGCCTTGTAAGCGTCAGGCGGGGGTTCGATTCCCTCATGGGGCACCAGAACAATGACAACAAAATACACCTTTGATCCAGCAATGTGCGACAAGCTGATAGAGCTTGGGAAGACTGGCGCGAGCCAGAAGATGATGTTTGCCGCGTTGGGCATTAGCTCGACCGGCGCCCAGACACTGCGTAAGAACCACCCCGAGTTCGCCGATGCGCTAGATCTGGCCATCACACACGCCCAGGCTTACTGGGAGCAACAAATGCTGGAGAACGTTGGCAACAAGATGTTTAACTCACGTATTGCCGAGATCGCGTTGCGCGGTCAGTTCCCCGGCGACTATCGCGAGGAGCGCATCAAGGCCGAGGTCAAGGCCGACGTCACGGTGGATTTTGGTTCCGCAGTCAACGACCTAATTAGCTCGCTCAAAAAAGCAATCTGACGATTTCGTCGGTACTTATTCATAAGTATTGACATTTTCTTTGTAGAAAGAAAGCCATGGCAGCACACGCCTTACTGAGTGCATCCGGTTCCAAACGTTGGATGACATGCACTCCCAGCGCCCGACTCGAGGCACTACTTCCCGAACCCAAACGAAAGCCAGGGGCATTCGACTTCAGTCAGGAGGGCACGACAGCCCACACCCTGGCAGAGGCCAAGCTCCGCCGGCACTATGGTCAGATGACCGCCAAGGAATACATCGCCGAGGTCGAGGCCGTCAAGGCAACGCCCTACTACGACGAGGAGTTCGAGGCGTACGTCGACAACTATGTGCTGTACGTGCGATCGCAGATCGGCGAGGGCGACACGCCCTACTTCGAGCAACGCGTGGACTTCAGCGAGTGGGTGCCAGACGGGTTTGGCACGGCGGACGTGGTGATACTGTCCGAGAACAAGGTGCGAGTGATCGACCTGAAGTTCGGCCGCGGGGTGCCGGTGGACGCGAAGGACAACCCCCAGTTGCGTTTGTACGCGCTGGGCGGCTGGTACAAGTACCGGGAGTCCTACCCTAACATCACCGAGGTCGAGTACACAATCCACCAACCCCGGCTGGACAGCATCACGACCGACAGCACGACGTTGGAGAAGCTGGTGGAGTGGGCTGAGTACGTTGTCAAGCCCAAGGCCAAAAAGGCGTGGGCCGGCGCGGGCGAGTTCCTGGCCGGCGACCACTGCCAGTTCTGTAAGGCCAAGGCCCAGTGCCGGGCGCGCACCGAGTTCAACAACATGGCCGCGGCGTCCGACTTCCGCGACCCGCCGTTGCTGTCTGAGGACGAGCTCGCAAAGGTGTTGACAAACGCGCCGAAAACGCGTAAGTGGTTGAAGGACGTCGAGGACTTCCTGCTCGAGCGGGCCGAGACTGACGGCGTTGTGCCCCCCGGGTACCAGTTGGGTTTTAGCAACAAAAATAGAGTTGTTGACGACGTTGAAAAAGCTATGGTAAAATTGCGCCATTACGGAGAAGACATCTTTGAACCAAAGGCGTTGAAATCTGTGGCACAATTGGAAAAGGTTGTGGGCAAAGACGAGTTGAAGCATCTGCTCGGCGAGCTTATAATCAAGCCAGTTGGGGAACCAAAGCTGGTTCCTGCGAAGAAGGCAACGGAGTTTGAGGGTTAAGGTGGGCGCCCTTTTCAAGTCCCATCGTTTCTGAAAACAAGGAGGCCAAGATGGCCAAAGTCAGCGAAAAAGTGGTTACCGGTAAAGTTCGTTTCTCCTACGCTAACGTCTTCACCCCGAAGGCAAGCGAAGAGGGCAAGGACCCCAAGTACTCGGTGTCCATCATCATCGACAAAAACGACAAGGAAACGATCAACAAGATCAACGCCGCTGTCGAGAAGGTCAAGCAGGGTAGCGCCGCGGTGTTCGGGGGCACAATCCCCAAAGCACTCAAGGGTGGCCTGCGCGACGGCGACGCCGAGAAGGATGACGCGGCCTACCAAGGTGCGTTCTTCATCAACGCCAACTCGTCGATGAAGCCGCAGATCGTGGACGCCAACCTGGACCAGATCATGGACCAGGGCGAGTTCTACAGCGGTTGCTATGGTCGTGCATCGTTGACGTTCTATGCGTACAACCAGGCAGGTTCCAAGGGCATCGCCTGCGGATTGAACAACCTGCAGAAGCTGGAAGATGGTGAGAAGCTGGGTGGCGGTACCTCCGCCGCCCAAGATTTCGCGGTGTAAGAAAAGGGGCCTAGTCAGCCCAACCTTCGCCGCGTGGTTAACGCGGAAAGCGGACAGGTAAATCCC